CCTCCACCATTATCAGTTGAACCAGTTGGTCCTCCAGGTTGTCCTTGAGGAGGAGATGTAGGAGGTGTATTTCCTGATGCAGGAGAGTCTGGATTAGCAACTCCACCAGCACCTGAACCTCCAGAAGCTGCTGCTCCACATTTAGAGGCACTTCCTCCACCTCCAGCAGATGTAATTGTTGAAAAAATTGAATTTGAACCACTTGCTCCATAATTTGGTGCAGAAGGATAAATACCACCTGCTCCACCTCCACCTACTGTTATTGGATAAGCTGTTACTGAAACTGGTAAAGCACCACCAGGATTACCTAATGGACTCGATGTCCAAGCTGCAGGACTAGGTACAGATTCCCTGTATCCTCCAGCACCACCACCCCCACCTTGACGTGAACCTCCGCCACCACCACCTGCAATCACGTAATAATCTGCAGTGTTTGATCCTAATGGATTACCATCACAACTTACTGTAAAAGTACCAGGGCTAGTAAAAGTGTGAATTTTGTAATCACCACAACAAGTAATTGTTCCTCCTGTTGCTACAATGTATTTAGCTGAAACTGAAGTGTCTTCATTATTATTAACAGGAACCCAACCTTGAGTAGCATCTATATAAACAAAAGTTCTTGACTCTCTATTGGTTACTATTGAAGCATCCACCGTGCCTCCTTCAATATTAGAACCATTTCTTGCTATTTCAATATTGTTTGTTGCTGCTGTTCCTGCATAATCTGCTACAGCCACAATATCACCAGCTGAAGGTGAGGCAGGTAGCGTAACTGTTATAGCTCCAGAAGTCGTATTAACAAAATATCCATTACCACTTACAGCAGTAAAACTAGCAGTCTTTGCTGTAGTGTCCCAATCAACCGTTCCAGTTCTACCAAAACCAGTTTGAGTAGCACCAGCTGCTAAAGTTACTGTATCACCAGATTGACCAATCGTTAATGTTGATCCGCATTGTGATGATATTTGATTGACTTCTACTTTACTCATTAAATTATTACCAATGTCCCTGTTACTGTTACAGTTTGAGTAAAGGTAACTGGACCTGCAAGAACTGCAGATTCAATAACCATATTTTTGTTATCAATAATTTGAGCATGAGTATAAATACTTTCTGCTCCTGGTTTATTACCAAAATAAATTATACTATATAAACTATCCATTTGTTCTCCTTATGCACTAATTGAATCTACAACACTAACCCAAACATCAGCAGATGTAGCAGTATCAGATTGTACTTTTAATACATCTGTATTCTGCATTACAAATTTAGCACCACCAGAAACAAGTTCGACTGCACTTGAAGGTGGGATGCTTAAATCTTTTGCAATATATCTATCTGTAACTCCTGATTCAGAAATCCAGACTGATATAGTTATCGCTGAAGTTAATATGTTAGCAATTCGGACTCCAATTACTGCATCATTAGAATTTGCTGTAAATATCGTACTAGCAGAGTTAGTTGCTTGTGCCGAATATCTAGTAAAATCTTGTGCCATATTTTCTCCTTATAAAGCTATTGCCATAGCAACAGCAAATCCTGCTGAAGCCTTATTATCTATTTGAGTTTGTATTGAACTTGTAACTCCATTTACATAACTCAATTCTGTATTACTTACATCACCATTTCCAATTTTACTAGCATTAATTGAGTTGACTGCTAAAGAAATTGTACCTGAAGATGTAATTGGTGAACCAGTTACTGTAAATTCTGAAGAACCTGCATCTGCAACTGCTACTGAAGTTACTGTACCTGTGAAAGATGGTTGTACTTGTGAAAATACTATATTAACACTTCCTATAGTTCCAGAGTTGTCGGTTGTGCAAAGATATATTTTATCTGCATTTGAACTACCTTCTTGAACAATTGCTAGTTGTCCAGCTAGTTCTTCAACTGTATCAAAATTAGGATCTCTACTTGCAGTACCAGAAGCTACAACAATATAGATACCATTTTGTGTTTGGTCAGTTTGATCTTTTACTAAAACTTTATTTCCAGTTGCTAAAGTAACACCATCTAAAGTATCACCATTTTGTAAGTCTGCAGTTAAATCAATATTTGTAGTTGTAGCAGCTCTAGTAATAATTCTAGTTTTTAATCCTGCTACTAAATCATCAACATAAGTTTTTGTAGTTACATCTGAACCTGAAGATGGTGCAGACATTCCAGTAATTGCACCGCCAGTAATATTAACATTGTTAGCAGCTTGAGTTGCAATAGTACCTAAACCTAAATTAGTTCTTGCAGTAGATGCAGAAGTTAAATCAGATAAGTTACTTGCTTTAACAAGTTTAGCATCTAATTGACTTTGTATTCCAGATGTTACTCCATCTAAATATCCAAATTCAGTATTAGAAACTAATCCATTATGAATTTTAGTTGCATCAATAGCTGCACTAGCATTTATATCTGCATTGACAATAGCACCATCAGCTATCTTAGCAGAAGTTACACTTGAGTTTGCAAGTTTAGCTTCTGTAACATTTCCATCTGCAATATTAGAAGTTTGTACTGCATCAGTTGCTAGTTTAGCATTAGTAACATTCGCATCAGCTATTTTAGCTGTAGTTACATTTGCATCAGTTATTTTTGCAGTTGTAACAGAATTACTTGCAAGTTTTGCAGAAGTAACATTTGCGTCTAAAATTTTAGCAGTCGTAACATTTGAATCTGCGATCTTAGCAGTTGTTACATTAGAGTCTGCAATCTTAGCTGTAGTAATATTTGAATCTGCAATTTTTGCAGTTGTAACATTTGCATCAGCAATCTTTGCAGTTGTAACTGCACTATTTGCTAATTTAACAGTTGTAACAGATCCATCTGCTAATGTAGCAGTTGCGATTACACCTGTTGGTATAGAATTATTTGTTTTTGATAATGAACCAATATAAATATTATCAATAGCTTCATTTGATAATGAACCACTATCCCAAGTAACATTTACTGTAGTGTCTGTTGAAAAAGTTGATGAACTAATTGTTCCATAAATAGTTCCTGGAGTTGTAGCAATTAATTTTATTCTTCTGCCTTCATGGTAAATTGCAGAAACATCTACACCAGCAATTGTAAAAGAAGTAGCACTTGCATAAGTTGCAGTATAAGCACCATCTCCATCACCATATTCAACCCATTGAGAATCATTAAACCATTCTCTAGTATTTTTCATCAATGCTCTAATTGCATTGTTTAGATTAGAAGGTAACATCCCTTCTGCAACTGAAATACCATTTAAGTCTAAGTTGTTTGCTTGTGTTGTTGAATAATCTTTAATACCTGCCATTTAATCTCCCATGAACCAAGAAAATGCTTTATTATTTTCTTGATTTTTTTCGTTTATTAATGCGTTGATCGCTTCCTCAATTTGTCTTTGGAAAAACTCTTGAGTTTCAAAACTGTATCTAACATTATCTATATCAGTTTTATCTGTCATCGCAACCCTGCTCTTGATGCAACAAGATCAATACCTTGAGCATCTTTCCAAGCTCCACCACTTGGTATTTTAACATTTACTTTAACATATCGACCAGATTGTCTTACAGGATTGATACCTGTTGAGTTCATACTTACTGAGCTAGATTCTGTTACAGCATCTGCTAATCTATCTCTAGTTTTTATGGTAACTGTAGCCGTAGCATCTACAATTGGTCTGACACCTATTATATTCGATCTTAGTCCTGGAAACAACTCTAATTCTCTAGTTTCTACTTCTCCAACATTTCCAGTACCTGAAAAAATAGCAGCTTTATAGTCGCTATCTATAGCACCTAATAATAACTGACCTCCATTCCAAAAGTCTGTATCTAAAGCAATATTAATATTATCTAAGTTCTGAGATATAATATCCATTAACTCTACAGTATATGCACCAACGAATTGTGAGAATATGGTACTAGCATTAGCATTTGCAGTTGACCATTTTTGAGTAGCATAATTATAAATTAAAACTTTATCACAAATACCAGTTGTATTATTTGTATTAGAAGCTGAAGGATATAACCATAAAGCTAATTGATTAAACGGATCGACAGCAGCACAAATTCTATCACTAAATGCTTTGTTTAAATCTGTATCAAAATATCTATTAACTTTTTCTGCACCGATTGGAATAACTTGGTCACCATTGATTTCAAAAAATCCATCGTCTGCATAAAAGAATACTCTACGATTATCTTGGCAAACTGTTCTACCTAATACAGCTCCTCTATTAGGAGATATAACTGATAATCTAAATACTGTTGCACCACCAACATAGTCCATACGAATAATTTGATTTTGTCTAAATACATAACCAATCTCTCCAGATGTTATGTGAACAATTTGTCCTCCAGAACCTGGTAAATTTTGTGAATCAGATTGTTTAGTTCCTGCAGTCCATTCTGTAATATCATTAATACCTGACCATTGAATAGTATTAGAACCAGTTGATAAATTTCCTGTTACTAAGAAATCTCTAATTACACCTGATACTTTAAAATTTGGAACTCCAGTTGCAATACTGTCGAAATCTGCAAAGTTGGTTGATGTACCCATTAAATAATATTGTGGTTTATCAACTCCATTACTTGCTATTATATAGTTACCAAATTGTGTGAAAGTCCAAAAATTTGTATTGCCACCTGTTAAAGATGATTTTCTTGATGTAAATGTTCCACCATCTAATTGATATAAGTCTGTATTAGTTGCAACAAAGTTATAAACATTATTTGCATTATCTCTAAATGAACCTGCACCTCTACTATCTGTAGAAATAGTATTTGATGAATAATTAACTAATGAAGGAAATCGTTTGTAGGATTGAGTTGCAAAATAAACATTGTTAGCAACATTCGCACCAGGATTATTATGCTCTGGTTGATCTGGTAGCCATTCTCCAAAAGGTATTTGCATTTAACATCCTTAACTATTGTTGTTAAAAGAAATTCTTGAGTTGTCACTAAATGGTGATGTTACTGTTACATCTGATCTTTGTTGCAAAGGTGCATTACCATATTGATCTTCTCTGTCATTTCTTTCTAATCTTTCTAAAGCTGTTTGGTACATCTTCTCCCATTGACCAGCTTGGTTAGGTTCTATACCGCCTAAAAAATTAGCAGCATGATATAATGAACCATATAAATAAATTGCAGGGTGATTTGCTAAAATATAATTTGATGTATTTGATTCTGATAAAGGATCAAACTCTTTATAATAATTTATAACACCTGTGTATGAACTTGCAGGACTTGGTGCAAATCTAAAATTATCTCCCAATATTGTATATGTAGATGGTTGTCCAGATGTAGAACCACCTTTGATTTGGTCCATTTGAGCTGGAGTAATATAATTTAAAGCATACTTAGTACCACCATTTAAAATATAAAAATCTCTAACTTGTAAAAATCCTGTAGGTAATGCTTTTGTTTCTGCATCAATAGTAAAAGAACTATCAGTTGCAATCATCTTTCTAATTCTTAATTTAGAATTAAAATCTTTTTCAGCAAGAACTATAAAATCACCAGATATTTCTGATGTTAAATCTGATCTGTTTAACCAATTAGCAATTGATGTTTTTAAAGCTGTATAATTATTTAATGCCATTATAATTTACCTTCTGCAGTTCTAAAATATCTAAACTCACTAGAGTTTAATTTCTTTTTTAATATTTTTTTTTGAGTTTCTTTTGGCAAACCAAACCAGTTATTACTACCATTATATTCTTTTGCCCAAACTTGCAAAGCAATAGTTGGAATACTTGCTACTCTTTTCATATCCCTTTTTTGATTATACCCATCGTTTAGGGTTAATAATCTTTTATTGTGTTGCAAGTGTGGAGTAATATTGACTTCTTCTTTGGTTACAATCTTACCTTCCATGTCATCTTTCATGTAGGTAGTTTTTTTTAAACCATCTATTTCAATATCTTTTTTCATCTGCCTTGACCTTTGTATCTTGATTTCTTTTTCATTCGTTTCTCATTTTTGTTCAAAGACTTTTTATGTCTTCCAGGTCTTTTTGGTGGTTTAGGTCTTGGAACAAAATGAACAAACTTTTGTTTAGCCATTACTAGCTAGATAGTTCAGTAACTGAAACATTTGCAGTTCCAATAGCAGCCATTTTCTCACCAGGTGAAACTTTAAAAATTTCTGGTTGGTCAACAGGTAAAAATATATCGTTTGCTGTAGCAGTTGGTGCAGCACCAAATACAATATGAACATCAGCATCAGCAGCTACTCTTACATATTCAGTTTGTGAACCAAATGCAGTTGCAGTTGCAGCAGATGAACCTGAAGGTGAAACTTTTTGTGTAGTTCCTGGTCTTAAAGCATAATTCATAGCCATTTTAATCTCCTTAAATAGTTGAAGGGGGAAATACCGCTAGGCAAGATCCCCCCAAATTTCATATTATCTTCTTATTACAAAAGTGACAAGAAGTTTTGCAGTTCCAGTTGAACCACCATCTGTAATCATTTCGATAGTTCCACCTTCGTCAACATTATTAGCAGCACTTGGCTCAGATGTATCTACATCACCTGCAGCAGAACCTGATTGTGCAACTGTAATAGCTGAGTTAGTCATAGCAGTTCCGCCAACTTCAAAAGTGATAGCTGCATCTGCACCTGAAATAGCACCTTGTAAAGCAGTTAAAATTTTAACTACTTTTCCGCCATCAGGAATAGCAACAAAAGTTGATGAAGCTGTAGAAATATCTTCAATCTCAGCAGTTATAAAATAATCGTTTAGTGTTCTCATTTTTAGTCCTTTTTATTTGCTTCGTTCCGCCATTGAATGACTTCAAAGACCAAACAAAATTGTTGATTTAAATATGATGGGGGATTTCTCCCCCACCACAAATTAATTATTATGATGTTGTTAGATCGAAAACAGCACCACTTGCTTTTTCATTTCTTGACTCAAGAGTGTACTCAGCTAACATAAATCTCTGATCTGCGTCTGCAGTCTGAGCTGGAGTTTGTAGAGTAAAGTCTCTTAAGAAAGAAACTGCCCAGTAGTCCATCTCTAATACAAGAGCATCTTGACCTACTTTAGCAGCAGTTGCGTTAGCACCTCTGATGAATCTGTTTGGAGCAACTTGTAATGTTCCAAAGTCTGATTCATATACATCGATAGAAGTAACTAATCTTCTGTCTTCTGCTTGGTCAAATCTAGTTGAACCACCAGTAAAGCCAGATAGTTTTTGTTTATTGAAAGCACCAACCATAATCATGTTAGGGTTTCCACCTTCATTGTAACATTTTCTCAATACTTCTTTTAACTGATCTTCAGTAAAAGCTCTTTGAGTACCATCTGTTCTAGCAGCACCGTTACCAGCACCTGAACCACCAGCACCTGCAGATACATTAGTTTCGATCCAAGTTTGGACTCCACCTAATTCTCTAGCAGTTGAAGCATCACCAGCAACAGCAGCATTGTTAGATAAAAGAGCAGTTTCCATATCTCTTTTTAACTCTTTTGCAGCTTTAGCTACTTGGTAAGCTAACTCATTATTTCTACCAGCAGATGTTACAGCATCATTAGTTCCTGATACTTGAATCGCTTTAGTAGAGATTTGAGTGTAGTTAGTTTCTTTTGTTGTTGGAGTTTGAGTTCCGTAAGAAATCGCAGCTCCTTCAACCGCAGCATTAGCAGCAACATCAGCTAAAGCATCTGTTTGCCATTGGTGCGAAGTGTTAGTTGCTTTTGTTTTAGCAACTCCAGACATAAAAGGTGTTTCAGTTGGAGATATTGAATAAATAATATCTGCCAAATCTTCTCTTATGCCAACTGTGTCGTATGTTTTATAAACAGCCATTTTTTTCTCCTATTTGGTTGTTGGTTTATAAATAACGCTTTAATAAATCAGTTGCGTCTCTTGGACTTCCTGATTTCTTCAGCGATTTTAATTTCTCCAACCTTGACTGAGTAATCTTATCATCTTTTGTACTTTTAATGCCTGGTTTCACAACTTTAGATGGCTTAACAATTTTTTTAGCAAAGTTTGGTTTTGCCTTGTTTGCATTATTTTTATAGTTCATGCCTTCTAAAACAACATCAAACATTCGACTATCATATATTCCAGAGATTTCCTTATCAGTAAAACCTCTTTCCACAAGATAATTTCTCATGTTTGTTTTGAGACTTGCTCCTTTAATGGGATCAGAAAATTCAGGATGCTTTAAAGCAACCTTCTTTTGTTCTTCCATTAATATTTTTTGAAACTGTTCTTGTTGATGTTGTCTAAGTTTAGCTTGATTCCTTTGTATGGTTTCTTGCTTTCGTCTTAACTTACGATCAATTTTTGCAGCTTCAGTAGGATCAGAATCCCATAACTCATCAAGTTCTTTAGAACTTAATTCATTATTTATTTCAGCATTAAGAGTAATAGAAAGATTATTTAATTCTTCAATCTTAGTTGAGTACTCTTTTGTCAAACGATCTTCTTTGGATTTTAGCTCTCTTTTTTCAATTGCTAATTCCTCAGTTTTTCGTCTGTAGTCGGCATCCTTTTGATAACCAGCTTTCAATTCTTCAAGGTTAACATCAATCTTTTCACCATTCACAATGACCTGGTGTAGATCAAGTTCTTGTTCGTTTTCAGCATTTAAATCTTCAGATGCTTCTTCTTCTGCTTCAGCTTCCTCAATTTCTTCTGGTTGAGCTTCAGCAGTTTGTTGAACTTCAGTTTCTTCTTGAACAACTTCTTCTTTCGATTCAATTGTTTTAGATTCTTCTTTAGCTTCAACTGGTGTTGCTTCTTCTTTTGGTTTTGTTATTTGTCCTTTAGAGTCTAACAATCCCTCAATATGTTTAGCAGCACCTTGTATTGTTGAATTAGTCAACAATGGGTTTGCGTCAGACATTAAGTCCTCCTTGTAGTTAAGCTCCCATATAGGGTTGGCCTATTCTAATCATTCAATTAGAATTTTATTTCTTGATTATTTTTTTAAACTAGACAATTGCTTTTCAGCAAGTTTTCCAGTTTCAAGAATTTCTTTTAAGTGCTGTTCAACTTTTCCTAGAACTTGATAAGCTAACCAAAGTTTTTCTCTGGCATCTTTATCATTTACTCCAGTTTGTTCTAACAATGCACTAGAATAAACTTTTTTAAGATTCTCAAAGGATTCTTTAAAAAGATCATTCTCTAATATTGTTTTGGCCTGAGAGGATCTGCTCAATTCCTTGACCCTCTGGGCTTTGTCCTTGTCGTTCATTTATCCCTTGTAATTGACTGCTAAACATATTAGCAGATTTTTGTGCTTGTTCAAGTATCTTGCTATTTTGAGATATTATCATCTTATCTAAATCAGCATCAGATTTAATTTTTTGAGAATCTAATTGAGCATTATATCTTAAGCTCATATCTTTAATTCTAGCTTCAAAATCAAGTAACATTTTTTGATTTTGTTGTTGTAGTTCTTGATATTGTAATTCAAGATCAGCAATTTTTCTCTTGTTCTCAGCATCAATTCTAGTCATTTCAATTTTTTCAATTGGAGTAACTGGAGGTGGAGGCGGTGGTTGAACAAATTGTTTTCCAATATCAGGATTTACAAAGTAACTATCTGTTGCTTTTAAACCTGCGTTTTCAATTATCTTAGACAAAGTGTTATAAATATTCTTCAATGTAACCATTGGATATTCTCTTTGACCTTGTAATTGAAAAGCCTGTAATTGTTTTTCTAAAATATTATTTAAGATTACTATTTGTTGTTCTTTAGTTCCTGTGCCAAGACCAACTACAATTGAAATATTAAATCTATTTTTCCATTCAGTTGGAAGAACAGGAATATATTGATTATTTAATTGAATAATTTTTTCTTTGTCTTGATATTTCACAGATAATTCAAACATCTTTCTAAATAAATCTTTAACACCAGTCTCAGCAAATATTCTTGCAATCAACTCTGAACGCATTTGCGTTTGATTCATTATAGTATTAATTCCAGTTGCAGTTTTATTTAAACTATTTGAATCTAAACCTTGATTATATTTTGTAATTCCAGTTCTAACTTCTCTAACTGTATCTAAGTATTCCAATAATGGAAATGCTTGTTGTGATATTGGTTGAGCTTGTATTGGTTGCATAACTTGACTTGGTGGTTGTTTTGTTCTTACCACTCCTCCAGGTCTAGTTGTTAACAGGTCATCCATGTTCACCATACCATCCATGATTGCTACTCTGTTGTTATTAGTTAAATACATATTATCTAATAACTGTCTCATCACAGTTGATTTCATCAATTGAATATCTTCTACTAATTCAGAAACTGATCTGCCATAAAATCTGTGTGGCATTGGAATTGGAGTAACTGATACAAATGGAATATTATCGCAAGGCATATTTTCTAAAATTTGATCTGCACTTTCTCCAACGCAAACTATTTTTCTAAGTTCAGCAATACCATCTCCATCATAATCATAACGAACATAATTTTCATAGACAGTAATTTTTTGTGTTGATGGATCAACATCAGTATCAAAAGGATAATCATCTATATTTTGGAATCTTGCTAATTTTTCTGTATTTAAAACTGATGAGTCAGAAGCTGGAAGACCCTCCACTTCTTCTTTATCATATCCCATAGAAATTAATTCTGATCTAGTCATTTCAACTCTATGAGCTACATAATTTGCTTCTTCAATTTTAACTGCACTTTTTTCAATTAAAAATTCTTCTGGTGGAATTGATTCAACTTTTATTTTACCTTTTGATTTAGTTCTTTTAATTTCTACATTATGTAATTTAGGAGTTGGTAAATCTACATCAATCCCAATTTGAGACATTTGATCTTCAACAGCTTCAATATTTTTTTCTTCCCTTTCATCATCCATTTCTTCATGCGAAACAATTTCAATTTCATTATCATCTATTAAAGCTTGGTATTCGGCATCATCTAAATTTTTATAAGTCTCATGTTCAACTTCTTTAGTCTCATCATAAAATACTTTTAAAATTCCATTCTTTTCTAAAAGAGCATCTTTGAAAAAATTATAAAGTAAAACAAATCCATCGTTCTCTTTGTAAAAAATATGATTTAAATATGCAGTTGCTTGTTCAGCTAATGGTGCATCTTCAGCTCTTACAGGTTCGCAAGTTACAACTTTATCTGATGCAGTAAAAACTCTTAGTAGGTTTGGCAAAAGGGATTCAATCGTATCTGCAACATCGGTTGATACGACTTGCGATCTTCCATCAATCTCATTTCCTAGTTCTTCACCTTGATAATATTCTAAAGATTTTTCTCTTTGAGAAGATAATGTTCCACCTAAAAATCCTAATGAATTATTAATGTGTGATTGTAAAATATTTCTAAGTTCAGGGTTTTCTAATTTTTCTATTTTTTTTGCCATAATTAAACTACATAACTTGTATCAACATATATTTCTTTTTTCCAGTCAGTTTTTTTACCACCGATAAAAGTACATCCATATCTAAACGCATCTGCTGGATGACTGGCAAAGTTGTGAATGGGTCGATTTTTAAAACATTGGTTTTTATCATCCCATTTTTTTTGATAAGCTTTTAAAGCCTCAACTCCTTGATGTGTTTTTTCTTTATCAAAGTAACAATTTGGTAAAGCCTTTCTAACCGATTCAATTCCATCCTCAATCGAAAGTTTTGGTGCTATATCAAATGATATACCTAATTCTAAAGCTGATTCAAGCCTTGATTTACCAAATGCTCCTAATTCTCTAACTTTTATATCATGTGGAGCTATATGTCTATCATATTTGTAAGGTTTGCTTTCCAGGATGTCAGCATAGAAATCAAGACCTTCTCCTGAAGATTCTTCGTAATCAATTACTCTAATCTCATCATTGTGTTTTTGAACAAACCAAATTGCTGTTGAATCTTTAAGACCCAAATCCCACCATGTTTCTGTTTCTAAATTAGGATCATAAGGTACATCAGTAATCCTACCTTTATTCTCAAGGTCTTCAATGATTGCACCATAGTATGAACCAGTAATTGCAGCTTGAAATGAACATTCAAATTCCTGATCATATAAATCTTCTGACATCATTTCTTTTGCAGACTGCAATTCTTCTTCATCTAATATATTGGTTTCACTTGCTTTAAAAACCCCAGTCCACCAATTCTTTTGTTGTTCAGCATCTTTGTGTAATTTATAAAAATAATTTTGTCCTTTGGGTGTGCCAATGAAAATACACCATCCTTTTCGGTCAGCCAAAGCAGGTCTGATGATCTCAGGAAACAATGTTGAAGAAATATTTTGTGTTTCATCCATCACACATCCATCTAAAAATATACCCCTTAGTGCTTGATCATTCTCAGCACCTAAGATTGTTATTCTTGAACCATTAGGAAAGTCGCATCTTAGTTCTGATTCATTGAATTTAACAAAAGGAATATTCTTTCCAAAGGATTTAATATAATCCCATGCTGTTGATTTACCCTGTTTAAAAGTTGGACTAATAAAAGCATATCTTGGATTGGGTTTAGTGTTGGTCAAAGCATCTCTAATCATGTGATTAATACACATTACAGTCTTGCCAGACCTACGATGTGCAACAATAACATTAAATCGGTTCTTAACGATTTGTTTGTGCAAAAATTTTTGAAGTTTTCTAGGTGTATATGGAATTACAATTTCAGACATTTAAAAACAAAACCCCCCCATTAGTGAATGGTCTTGGATAAATTATAATCATTAGTGTTAATTCCTAATTCTTCTACCATGTATTCACTAAAGTCTTTAGCTTCTAAATAATCTTCAAAGCCTTCGAAGTGAATCATAACAGAATTTGTAGATTCTGAAATAACAACAATAGCATTTATTCTGTTTTTATAATTATCCGACATTGGGGTCTCCTTGTTTATGTATATACACCTCCTAACGCTAATAACGAAGCGTTAATTTTTAATTCTTCGGTGGGGTCTGTTTAAAAACCCTACCTATTCACTTTTTACAATACAATTATTAGTTATTACTGATAACAATCTATTATAAGTACTTCTTAAGAATAGAAATCAAGCTTGTTTGTGTGTCAGTCAGGTTGAAATATTATTTTTTTTAATTACTAAGGCCTTTTATATGCTGTGAGGGCAAGTCTTCACATAAAAGTTTGAAGATTTAACAATCTTAATTAAAAGATTTATTAATTATCGTTGATTTAATTGAATTATTTAAAGTTAATCCTTAGCCCATTTTACAATTAATGGTTTATTACCATCATTAGATAATTGTAATTTTTGAGCATTGTCGTTATATTTTGGAAGTAATTTAGAAGCTTTCCATTTAGTTAAAGCAACAGCCTCTTTTAATAAATGAGAGGTTGCAAGATCGCCTTTGCCTTTCTCTTTAAAGTCTTCTATCATCTTTTTTAATTCTGTTTGGCTTTCACTTAAAAGATAATCAACACCATCTTGTTTGGCTAGTTCATATTGCTCTCTCACTTTAGGCTTTTTGTGACATAATTGTCGGAAGCCTTCCCAGCTCAAATTAAGGTCTTTTAGAATTGTTTTAATTCCATTACCTAAGGCTAATTCACTATAGATTTTATTTAATACTTCATTTGTAAACTTAATATTATTCATATAATTATTTTTAAATTAGTTATTGACAAACTATTGACAATAATATATTAGTTTTAATATGTTTAATTTATACATAAAAAACAACTAAAAAGAAAGGTAATTATGAATAAAGAACAAAAACAAATCAAGAAGATAATAGACGAAGCTTATGGGTCTTTAAGATGTTTAAATAATATTACATGGACATCTTATAGAGAAGATTTGTTAGAAATGAATAGACAAGATGAAAAAAGACATAGATTTAATAGACCTTCAAGTGACTTTGAAGCATCAATTAATGACTGTGCAAAGTTTTTTACAGTTCAAAATATAGCTGAAAGTTTATTAAATGAAAATCAATACAATATTAAAGATTTAATTAATATAAGAAAGTCATGCTTGTATGCTCAATCGATCGTTGAAAATTACAAGGATAAAATTTTAGAAGCATGGAAAGATCAAGATATTAAATATCTAGCTGATCTTGACTATATATCTTTAATAGATTGGAAGCATTATCAAGAAATACTTTCAAGAAGGGTTGCATAATAATCTATTGACAAGATTTAAACTTAACTATAAATTGTCAACATAAAGAAAGGTACAACATGGAAACAATAATAACATTACTTTTAATCGGTTATACAATCGGTTTTGTAATAATTGCTTACTTTGGAATAGTAGGCACAAATGAAGTTATAGACTATCACAACAATAAGAAAGGCAAATAATGAAACAATGCGACTTAGATTTAATAAAGTTTATTAAAAAATATAATAATAATTGGCAATGGTACTCTAATGATCGTATGACTAAAAAAGTAGTTGATCGATTAGTTAATAGAAATATTTGTATTAAAAGAAGTCAATTATTAAATACAGGTGTTTATTATAGAGAAGTAAAATTAATTAATAATTAAAAGAAAGGTTAACTATGAAAGCTAAAGACTATAAATCAATAACTGAGTTACTACAAAAAAAATATAATAAAAAGTTTTATGACTTTGAAGACTTTGAAGACTGTTTAAGAAAGCTTAAAAAAGACTTTAAAGACTATCAATCATATTACAAAAATAATTTAAAATGGAATATGAAAGAAAGCTTCAAAGAATGGTTAATAAGATTAATTGATAATGATAGTCATTTAATAAATAAACTTAAAAGAAAGGTAGGTTAATTATGTTTTATCCAACAGTTAAAGAATACAAATCATTACGATTTAAAGGTTATGACATCTTTTTAGAATTAAAACTTAATGGTGTTATGATTGCAAATTGCTTACATGATAATGGACAAAATTTTACTAAGTCATTTATGGATTATACAAAAAATGAAGTAGTAAATTTAATTAAAGATGAAATCAAAAACAGAAAGGTAAGTTATGAAACAATATAAAAATAGATGGATAGAAGTTTTAATCGTTGAAGATAAACATCACATATTGAGAGAGAAAGAAGAACAAAGTTATCTTTCTTATCAATTTGAAAGACTGTTTTTATTCTTCAAGCATTTAATTAAAGGTAAGCCTCAATTACCTAGTTATTAAAATTATGACTTTGTTTGAAGCTTTTATTATTTATGAAGTTGTAATGTTAACAATATATGCAATTAACAATTAGAAAGGTAGGTTAAATATGAGTAAATGTGATTGTTGTATGAATAGTGAAGATAATGAATATCATTATTGGAATGAAAGTTATTGTGAAATAGATGAAGATTACACAATGCCTGATGAATATGCTTGTGTATGTTATTTATGTTTCAATCAATTACTTAGTGAAGGTAAAATTAAATATAAAAATAATAGAAAGGTAGGTTAAATATGAATGATAAAAACTTTGATATAGCCTGTCAGTTAGCTGATGATTTATATTTTAAATTTATAGACAGTTTGCATGATGATATTGCAAATGAATATGTTGTAGCTGATGAAGATAATATAGGTTGCACAAAGAATACTGAGAAAGGTAGTGAGCTGTATTGGGATATAGAAAATACAATTAAAAATACATTAGATAAAAAAGAAAGTGAGGTTAAATGAAAGTATGGAATATTAGAGTTACCGATAGAAATGGATTTGATAGCTATTCTTTTTTACAAGAAGATGAGCCTAGTAATGACCAGTTAGAAGCTATTAAAAAGATATATCAAAATTCAGGTAGGTATATTCCTGAAGATATTGAAGACATCTATGTTGAAATTAAAAGTTGGTTTGATAATGAAAAAATACCAACATATCAACAATTGATAAATGATTTAAAACAACATTATAAAAAAATAAAATGATTATTAAAGGTAAACCAATTCATAGAAAATACATTAGAATAATTCTAATCTTCTGGATTATCGTTTTATTAGTTGTATTGGGTATCATTATTTTGTAATGAGGGGTCATGCAATTTTAAATGATTATTAAAAAAGAAGGGTTGAAATCATATTTAGAATACAAGTTAGACTTAGAGCTGTGCGGTATTGATACATTTGAGAAAGATGATAAGATTAGAGAAAGGTATGCCAAGTACATTGAAGATCAAAAACAGGTTGTTGTCAAACTACCCAGAAAAAATACAAACAAAAAAAATAAGATCGTTATTAGCAAGAACTTATTGGAACTTAAAAAGAAAAAAAAGAGGAGGATAGGGGGTTAGAAAGAAAGGTATGAAGAACCCCCTGATCCTATAATATCCGAATATATGTGTTAACTTACCTAGAATACTTGATCTTTAATTTATTAGCAATTTCTTTTTCAAAGTTATTATTTTTTTCCACAGCTTCCCAATATTCCCTGACAATCTCATCTATTTTAGTGTCAGGTACATTTCTATTTCGAAGATAATTAAGTAGGTCTATCAAGGGGGGGTGTTTAACCTGATTTTTACGATTTCGTATGATAGCTTGTTTATAATGAAAATTAGAAGACTTTCTAATTTTATCTAATTCATACTTAATAGTCTCTATTGGTACATATTTCTTATTCATACTACTTGTTCTAACTAGTTAACTAGTTAACTAGTTATATATATTATATATCTTTATTTAGGTACATTTTATGTACCCCCCATCTAGCATTTAATGTACCTTCCCTAGCACCCCTGCCAGACCCCCTGTTAATAAGATGTTAACCATTTATTACCTTTATCCCCTTTTTATTCACAAAGTTATCCCTCAACTTTTGGTTGTGTATTTGCTTTTGCTTTTGAGACATTATCCTTCTCAATCTTAGGTTGTCTTGCAATATGTGTTGAAAGTCTTCATGCCCTCTAAAGTAATATTGATTAGTCATATTCTTACCTCTATTTTTCCAAGTAATATATCCAAACAACTGTAATCTATCCAAAGCTCTTACAAGGGTTCTCTTATCCTTTATTTTAAGTTTTCGTTTTAGATAAGCATGACTAGGGGTACACCCTCTAATCGCAGTCTCAAGCCTTCTGAGAAGGATATAGAGCATCTTTTCGATAGGGGTTAGCACCTCATTATCCAATAGACTATGCTCTACTTTTTGGAATGGTTCTAAACTAGGTTTGCTTTTCATATTTAAACTGAGATATAGGTTTTAGTTTATCAATAGGTATCTTCCAAAAATGAGGCCGACTAGGTATATTTTGGTTAGTCCAAATGCCATATTTTCGACAATCTTTTGCTTGTATGTAGCCATAGAAATAAAAGGTAGGCATATCATCTATAACTAAGAAATAATAATCTTCAGGTTTATGTTTGGGTCTTATAGTTAAATACTTTTCTTGCTTAGTCATTAATTGT